TGTGATACGACAAGATATCCTGCGTTTCTTTCTGTTTTTTCTTCATTTTTACTGTCCACGAAACCGGGAAGGGCACAATATCCCACCAAATGCAGGCTTTTTATCTTCACGGCTTACGGCATAAAGCACATTCGAAATCGCGTTGAACATCGCCTCGGCGGGAATCTCTAAGGCGTGATTTGGACTCTTAGGACGCTGATGAAGCACCATTTTACTGGCGTCAAGCCCCTCCTGTTTGCTTGTGATCGTGCCCGCGCCTATCGTTACCATATCTTTTTCGTCTGACTCAATCGAAATCATCCCATCCGGCAGGCTCTCAATAAGTGCGACTGTCTTTGCTGCCAGCACCGTCGGATGCTCCATAGATGCCGGCAGTTTCGCCGATATCTGCATAATTTCATTGACAGCTGTAACGGTATCGCCGTCAATCAGCATTCCCGCTGGTATCGCTCCCTGCTTGCTGCACGGCACCGCGCCGCGCAGATTTGCGAGTTTTGGGGCGATTTCATATTTTTCGATATACATTTTGAGTCCTCCTATAAAATTCTATATTCCGCCGTGCAGCTGCTCCGGCGTTCGTTTTCTTATGCCTTTTGGCGTGCCGTCATCTCTTCGATGATTGCGTCCAATGTATCAGCGCCGCCCCATATCTGCGCGTGATGCTCCAGGCACGGCCTGTGAACGTACCACAGGCGCCGGGGCGCTGTACGGCCCACACGTACCATCAGCGCCAACATCTCCCTTGTAGGGCTTTCCTGGCCGCATATAGGGCACCGTCCATAGTGGTACGCGCGATATTCGTCGCTGGTGTTGGCATTCTCCCGCAGCAGCTCTGCCGGATATTCCTGCGGTGCGCCGGGGAGCCACTGATCGCGCAGATTGTTGCGGACAAATACCGGCGTACCATTCGCCGCGGCTATTTCAACGATTTCTTTTGCCCACACGGCTTGCATTTTTTCATTGATTGCCGCTCTTCCACTTTCTGCACTAAGTACCACCCACGAAACGTTTCGGAGCTGCGTATGCCCTGCCGGATTCGCAAATGAGCCGGACACAGGTTCGATCAGAGCGAAGCTGTTCACGCCGTGCGCATTGAACGCCGTATCCTGCGAATTCTCAAGCACCGTGCCATACCAATAGTTCGAGCGCACCGGGAGTTTCCCCGCCCGCCATAACGCTTCGTACCGCCACGGCGTTTTTGTGATAAACATATACCGATGATATGGATACCTTGCGCAGCTCTCAAATACTTCTTCAATCCATTTGTCAGGCACCCACTCCCCGAACATATCTCCCATATGCCCAACCAGAAATCTGCGGCTGACTTTTATAAGACCCGGGTTATCATCCCTGTAACGGTGGCGCGTCGGGAAAAATCCAAACGGTAGCGCAATTATGTTTCTACCCGAGGAAAAGGGTTCTTCGAGTTCAAATAATCGGGCGTCCTTATCACCTTTGCAGCGCGGATCTGTGATATGGTGGCGCACATCTATTGATGCACAAAACGCACGTTTACGCGGCACACATGCCGTGCATTCCCGCATACAGCCCGTAATAGGTGCCCATGCGAAGTCCGCCCACTCCAACCGGCTTCTGTTCATTACCTGTACTCCTTTCCCGTCTTGATATCTCGCAGGTGAATGCGGTTCTGCACTTCGAGGCCCAATCCATCAGCCAGTGCTTTTACGATGTGGATGTAGTCCTGCACCACTTTCTCCCGGTCAGCAGATTCCCGCGTTATTCCTTTCAACGCCTTGTATGCCGTGGGATCTGGACACCCGCTGGCATTCAGTTTAGGATTTTTTATCATCAAGCATTTCCGCCTTTATGTAATAGTCATATGCTCCGCTCGCTTTCCCGGCGCGGTGCCGCCGTGTCATTTGCACGGTATATCCTGCCTTGAGCAGCATTCGCCCGAGGTCGAGCCGCTCTGGCGCGGTCAGATTGTTCACTTGAATTTCCATACCATCACCCGCACTTGTTTTCTATCAGATCGGCTATCAGCTCTTCCACCAGCAGTTTTCCCGCCAGCTTCCCGTTGCGTATAACAGTCTGTTTTTCTTTGAGTTCTGCGAATTCTGCAAGCCTTAATCCCCTTGCGCGCTGCGCCAGCATCTTTTCGTCATCACCAATACGAGAAGCTACAACACGCTGCCATTCCTCCAAGAAGGGCGCGGCCTCTTTCAAGTCGTCGTACTGCTCGTTCCCGTAGCTTCTCTTTTGCCGAATCGTCCCTCCGGGTTCTACTTCGAGCGTGTACCACGGTACGTCTGGTTTCTCTGCCCGCCGTAAGAACATGATGTAGCTCTCACGCTCTGAGATTCGCTCATAATATCTATCGCTTCGGGGCACGCAATGGTCCAGGAATTCTCCATCCGCGATAATATCCGCGGCGCACTCTGGGACACGGATACAGAACGTGTCTCCGGCGTACTCATACAGTTTTTTTGCTTTGCGCATGATTTTTTCGATGGAGAATTTTTCTTCAAGCGCCTGCGCCCGTGCCTCGATAGCGGCTTTTCTTTGGCTCGCTCTGGCCATTGCCTGCTGTTCTTTCACTTGGCTTGCCAGTTCATTGTGCCGGCGTTTAAGGTCCAGCGGGAAACGGACGATATCAAGCTCGAGCTGCAGCCCCAGCTTTTCCGCCATTCTGATATAATCAAGCCAATCGGACGTAATGTGCGAATCAATCACTTTTCCATTTCCGCCGTTTCTTCGCGTACACTGTCTGAGATATTTCAGCACTTTCCCGGTACCAAAGCGTTTGCCGAGCCGTTGAACTTCTGCGGGAGACCATATCTCTTTCACCATCTTCAAATTCTCTTCGGTGATTGCCAACCCAGCAGCTTTCCAGCTGTGCGCACGTTCCACTTCTTGCAGATCGTGCGTTTTCCCCGCAATCCGCATTTCCTGCCGATTCAAGCCGAATACACCATAGTAGGTTTTGCTCTTGAGATTCAGCCATGTACGCCGACACGCTCCGTAGAACACCTTCAGGAACTCATTGCACCATCCCGTTTTTATAAGTGATTCCAGCATGGGGACAGTCTTTATTTTTCGCCACAAAAGACATATATCCATGATGTCTGCCGACTTATAGTAGCGTTTCACCCAACTCATACCAAGGTATTTTTCTACTTGTTTTTCAAGTCCTTCGTCCATGCAGACCATAGCGCTTCCCGAATACATACCTTGTGAACAAACGAACATTTTTTCGAGGGCAGCGCTCTGTGCCATCACATACTCCGAGCGTTTTTCTTGCCATCTGTACTCACTTTTCCAGTGGATGGCTTTTCTTTTCGTGTCAATGAGGTAAATATCTCTGTCGTAAACTTCCAGATTTGCTTTCTTCTCGTGGAAACTGAAGAACACCAAAAATCTCCGAAGCCATAGACCGTCTGGCGTCTCCTGCGCCATTACAAAAGTGCGGGATTGCTCTTTCCGCTTCGCGCCATATCTTGTATTGTGTGCAAGCATCGGTTTTCCGCACGCCGCACACTTCGTCATGCCAAGGTGTGATAGCGATTCTGCTTCCGTTGTGTATTCCCCGCCGCAGCTGTCACATCGCACATCCTGCACCCACATATTGCCCGGTTCTCCTCCCGGCAAAATCGTTTTCACTTTTCGATTTTTGAACCACAGGAACACCGCGTCGCTGCAACTCTTCAGGATGCGTTTTTCAAAATCGCCAGGCAACGGCGGGAGGCGGTTCATATATTGACGCGTTTCCTCTGCTTGGCGCTGGTTTCTTTCGCTCCGCAAGCGTCGCGACCGAGCGTTTTGTGCCTTATAAATCAGTTCCATCGGGGAGATCTTATCGGTGCATCCGAAATATTCCCGCAAGAGGCGTTCCTCCTCCTGCATAATGGAAACCTCGCGGTATCGCAGGCTACCGCCGTGCTGAGCGGGTTCAACCCATTCCACACGCAAATCCCTTCGATCTGCAGCCTTATTTCCCCGCAGTGTGCCGGTCCACTCTTCTCCGTAGAAGTACCACACAACCAAAGGTGACTTAGCTCTATCCCATACGGCAACCGTCAGCACATCACCTTTGATGTATCGGCCCGCCGCAATGCCCGTTGCGACTGTTGCCCGAAGCGGCCCGGAGCAGGAGACAGGAGAAGCTTTCGGCTGTGGACACAATGCCAAGAATTCTTCCGCCTTTGTCATGCCTGCACCGCCTCTCTCAATTCGGACATGCCGTATTCGTGACCCGCACGCACCTTTACTCCATCAACTTGCGCGATCACATATTCTCTAACTTCGCCCATCTCTTCCCGGGCCAACAGTATCCAGGAATTCATTTTTCCCGTCGCCCGTGGCTCCTTATCACGGCACACATGGAACGGGCCTTGGTCTACGACCTTATTTCTCGTGCGCTCCGGATGCTGCATCATGTATGCCACAGCCGCCATCAGATAGCGTTCTTCGTCCAGCTTCGCAAGCGTCGTCAGTTCCGTGCAGCTGATACGGGTATCTACGCCGTCTTCGTCGATATCCCCGCCTGCCTCCACAATCCAGAATTCGTTCTTGCCATTCCATTGGTAATAGCAAAGGCAGTCGAGAGGATCTTCCGCACAATGAAAACCACCGGCGGCACATTTCGCTTTATCCGTCACGTTACGGCCTTTCTCAAATTGATAGTTCCTGCATACGAGTCCCGGGCCGAATGCCTTGTACGCGATCATTCTCCGTCCGCCCCCTCTCCAAACAATGAGATCTGAATGGCTCCTGTCTCTTGCGGCTGCACGCGCTTTGCCTTCTCCTTTTTTGCGGGCGCCGCTTTTTTCACTTCCGGCTGCTTTTCCTTGTTCGTCTGGCCCACCGGGTCTCCCTTCTCTGGGATCTCGCCCAGCATCGGTTCTTCCCCGGTTGTTATTTCCATCCAAAACTGCACCCTTGCATTTGGGAAATAGAATTGTGCTGCGCGGCGATATACCTCAATATCTGAGATGGAGTATCCCGCGTTTTTCAGCACTTCTGCGCAGCAGGCTTCCAAGGAGCCGCCCGACGTCACCGCTTGGGCAAATTGTGTATCTTTTGAGAATTCCTTTAAGGCCCTTGCCACATGCCCGGCAATCGCCTGTGCGTTCCGCGCTCCTGTGAAAGACGACAATTCTGAGTCTATTTTCATTCTCGCCAGACGTGTGATATCCGTGTTGATGCCCAGTGCTTCCGTTTCCTCGTTCCAAAACGCCTCCCTCTCTGCTGCCGCCACTGCGTGCGCATCGCAGAGTTGGTCGTATTTTTCCCGGTTACCGAACATGCGGCAGGCCAATGCATCGTTGGTGATTTCAAGATTGTGTGTGGTGGGTTCCATAGTCTTTCCTCCTGTCAAAATAGGCTCATTTGCCCGTTTTTTCTTACGAACAGCTCCGCTTCGGGCACCGTCCGGGGCAGTTCTGGTTCCACGATCTCCGGCCGCGTTTCCGCTGGCCCGCTTTTCTCTTCCAAAGGCTCCTGCTTTTTGTCAGTGATCATTGCCATGCAGGAAAGCAACGCCCATTCCACCGGGTGCAGTGTGGCTATAAGCACCCGGTCATCTTCAGCGCCGTCTGCCGTGGTGATTCCTATGCGTTCCCGCAAAAGCCATCCGTTCCACAGGTATACCGGCGTGTACCAGCGGGAAAAGACTTCACATGTAAGAGTATTCGCGTGTTCGACCACTGCCGGGATGCCGTAAAGTGATAGCTGGATATATGCCATACAGGTGCATTTAAAGTCCAAGTCGCACGCCAGCGCCACCATGTTCGCAGCTGGGCTTTTTTTCTCCTTCAGCAGCACTTTCGCCGCCGAGATCACCATCACGCCGCTGCCGCAGGTCGGTTCGCACAGCCTGATGTAATCCTTTCCTTCTGGCGGTTCCTGGACTCCGCTTATTTGTGCCATCATGTCTGCAATGCACTGCGGGGTAAAAAACTGCCCCTTGTACTTGTTGTGCAACTCCAGGTCGTGAAACACTGCCCCCAAGATATCTTTGGGCCCTTCCATCGCCATCGCTTGGTCTGCCGCCTGTACCAGAACCGTGAACATCTCTGGAAATACTGATTGCTCATCTTTCCGGTAATGGCCAATCGCCTCCATATAGAGCTTTTCCCGGTCTTCCCGGTGTACCGGGTCAACCGCATTGCTGATGGCTGTTGCTGCCATAGTTAAGAAATCGTTGAATACGCTCCATGTGCTGTACTTTGCACCCAAGCCTTGAATCATCTTCACCAGCTTTTTCTGGTGTTCGTTCAGCATTACTACCTCCTGTATCTCTGTGTCAGATGCGGCAAATCCCTTTCGCATTCAATCCCGAGCATCGCGTCCAATTCGTCCGGCGCATTGTACAGACAAGTCATGAGATATGCCACGGGGTTTGAAATGTCTTTATCAGCTGCATTCAGCCCGTCCAGCGCCAGCTTTACGGCGTCTGTATCAAGGCGTTTGAGCTGGGATATGACCTGTGTCCTCGGGAGTCTTTCTCCGCGTATCTGCGTGCTCTGGTTGCGTACCATGCGCCGTAGAGCGTCTTTCAACGTGTGTCTCCATGGCTTTTCTATCTCATTCCAGTCGATTTGTTCGCAAATCAGAGTGTATTTGCTTTGCAATGCTATCTCTTCTTCCGATGCTGGCGTAGCGCGCGGCTGTGGGGTACACTCTTGGCCCAATAGCTCAGGCACGAACGGGATGATGCGATATATCGTGGGTTTTCTTCCGCCTTGCTCGAAATATTCGATTCGCTTGCAATCTGCGAGCTGTTGGCGCGCACCGTAAATCGTATCCTTCCCATATCTTGTACGCGTTTTGAGAAGATCCATAGATGCAGGAAACACATCCGGCCACATCGCTTTATTTGCAGTTATCATAAGCGCGTGCCAGAGGGAAATTGCCGCCGGTGAAAGGTCATTACCTTCCAGCCATGCGTAAAAAGCATTGATTTCTGAGATGTATTTCAGGCGCTCACCCCCTCCGGCGCACCATTGACCGTTCTATTCCGTCCGGCGTGCCTCCTGATGTTGGTGCAGGTAGATATACTCGCCGCCGCGCCGGATATTACGGCATATGAATTCGTCGGCCTGCTGCCGTGACAGATGCGTTTCCATTGCGCGCCGCTCATATGTGTATTCTCCTGCAAATTTCTTCGCTGCTACCGCCTTGCGGATCTCTTCCTCATCGTGATTTGCTTCGACCAGATACAGGTCATACCCCGGCGCGGAGATTTCCCGCAAACTGCCCGTGTCCGTGGCGTAGAACGCGCGCTCCCCATCTTCGAACCGCAATTTATATCCACAGTTCGGCACGTCGTGCCAAAGCCGTACCGGCTCCACCGTAACCGCCCCGTAATCGTAAACGTGTCCTGGTTCAACGACGTCAATATTTTCCGCAGGTACAAGCCGCGCCAGCTCTGGCACAAGCCAACTTCCCGCGCCGAATCGGAGCGTCGGCCGTTCATGCGCCAGCGCGGCCAGCGTAGTGCGGTTGAAGTGGTCTCCGTGGATGTGTGTCAGCAGCACCAGCCGTAGGGCCGGGTATGCCCCGGCCAGCGCCTTGAAGGGCACGCCGCAATCTACCAGCAGCCAGTAGTTGAGCAGCACCGCATTGCCCTTGCTGCCTGTGGATATAACATCACATGCGATCATTGCCCCGTTTCCTCCTACAAATCGTCCATGCTCACCATGACCGGCTCTTTCTCCGGCATACGGATAGCGTCTGCGACCGTCTCACGCCGCTGCCCCTCGCCGAGCGCGGCAGGTTCGCTCACCGTTGCCGCTTCCGGCTGTAACTCCGGCATGTCTTCCCTTTCCGGGAGAAGTTCTGCATTGATTTCCTTTCCGTCCGCTTCATAGGCCCGTTGAAATTCAGTGCTCATGCTTCCCCAATGGCTGATAAGCTGGCGCAGCATGGTCTTTTTTCCCATAGCGTCGAAGTCCTTATACCAGAAGCTGCTGTACTTCCGCATGTCTTTCTCCGCCACCTCGCCGCGCTGTATCGCATGATACGCTTCCACATTAAACGCGGGACTGTATCGGTCGGCATGCTCCATCATTTGTTCAATGCTCCAGTACATGGCTTTCATAAAGCCGTTCAGCTCTTCGAAAAAGGCATAGTACCCGATTGTCGGAAGCTCACGTCGCTTCTCCCAATTCAAAATTGGATGCACCTTGATTTCTTCCGTGAAAGGATTATAGCTCTCCAATTCGCCCGCTTTGACCTCAATGACGTTGATATGTCTGTACACGCCGGAACGCTTTGCAAGTTGAATTAGCCCCTTGTATCCAATAACAAATTGCGCCTTGGTTTCAGTCTGACACATCCATTTTCCCTTGCTGTCTTTGAGATGCTCACCATTCTCATCGTACAGCCACAGTTTTTTGCCGTCCGGCCCTTTCAACGCGTTTTCAAAGGGGATCATGTAAAACTGGCCAAGCTGCGGGCTGGGCGAAAGGTTCAGCGCTTCTCCCAGCAGCGCCGCGGTAAGGACGGAACCGGCATCACAATCCTGCAAGCCCGGGTTGACGGCTACAACGGATGAAATGCTCGCGATGAACCGGTTCGCCCGCGCAGGATCGTTCAGGGTGTTGTGTATAAGGTTCTGATAATCTTGCTGGGTGATTGCTACCGACCACTTCGGTTTTTTACGGGTCACTACCTGATTACTCAAAATCGTATCCTCCCTCAGTCAAAAATTGCTTCAGTGCACGCAGCTCCGTGCGCGTGCCGCGCACCGTAAACGTCAACTGTAAAATCTCCCTGTTGGATGGGACAGGCTCTTTCTGTGCCGCGGGCGGCGCCATCTCCACCGATTCATCCATCCTTTGCTGGACCGTTGTTTCTGTCGGTGGTTTAAATACGGGCGGGGCCGGGTTTGCCTGCGGCGGGTTTTGTTCGGCACACTCCGCGCTGACCTTGGCCGCAGCCGCTGCTTTCAGCGCCTTTTCCGCCGCGATGCGCTCTTTTTTCTCCTTCTCCTTTTGAAGCGCCTCATATCGTCTTTGTATCAGCCTTATGGAGTCCGCCAGAAGCAAAGTTTGCTTGTACTCGACCATGATTTCATCGGCGTGCTCCTGCGTCTCTATAAGGCCGATTTCCGACGATATGCGGGATACAAAGCTCTTTGCCTTTTCCTTGAGACTCTTTTCACTGGCCGAGAGCGTCACGGTTATCTCTGCCTGCTCGTACTTGAGCCAGTCGATATTCGCCGCCACGCAGCATTCTTCAAAATAGGCTTTAACCTTTTCCTTTTTTGCTTCTTTCAAGCCGTTCTCAACATCTGCAATCTTGCTGCCCAATTGCTCGTTTGCCGGACCATACACATCCGTAACGCAGGTCTTATAAATCGCTTCCAGCTTCTCATACGGCTCCATTACAGCTTTCTTTGCGGCGATGCGCGACTGTTCCAAAGCGCTGAACTCGCTGTTTAGTTCGGCCCGAACCTTTTTCACCGTTTTAACGGTCTCCTCCGAAACGACCATTTGCATGGCGTCGGCCACACGCTTTTCAGCTTCTTCCTTTATCAGGTGTAGATGCTCCTCAAACTCCGGGAGTTGCTTCACGATTATCAAGCGTTTCTCGTTTACCTCTTCCACGATGCTCTCCTTTCAAGTCTCTGCCGCGCATACCGTGTATCCCATTAGCGCCAGCAGTTCCACCGTACTCATGCGCTCAACGCATTCCAGGTGATACAGCGTTCCGTCTATATCCACCATTTCCTCCCCATGATAGATTGGCTGCGCACAATCTGCACAAATCCCGGCCTGCGCCTCCTCCCGCGCGTTCGGGCAACCAGTCAAGCATGGCACATGCCCGCACTCACAACACATCTTCCTCTCCCTCGCATTCTCCGGGCTGCGGATATGCTCCGCAGGTCTGCACCTGCAAGAATATGTACGTTTCCAGTCCCCGGTTTTTTATCTGGCTGGCATTCTTCATGAGCGTGGCCGATTGTCCAGTTTCCTGTGTGAGATAGCCGTAACGCCTGCACAGCTCTATGACTTCTTCCCACTGTTCATCCCGGCGCGCCGCCAGCTCGTTGATGCCCTGTTCCGTCATTTGCATTCCCTCCCGGATAAAGAAGTACCGCCGGCGTATTGCTCCGGCGCGGGCAGCGGTGCGCGGCGCGGATCGCGCCGCCTGTACTCTGCCGGCCGGACATGCCCGAAGGCTGCCAGCGGGTAAAAAGCTTTCATAACATTCGCCTCCACAGTTGATTTTTTCGGAAACCGTGGTACAATAAGGATGTGTGGTGGGTCCTACTGCTTCGGCGGTGGGGCCTTTCCTTTTGTACAGGCGTTGGCTCAGGCCAGCGTCTTTTTCGTTTCCAGCCATGTAATAATGTCCTCTCGCTTGATCGTGCCGCCCTCGTGCGGCATCACTGTTATAAAGTCCTGCTTGAATTGCTGGTGCAGCTCGTATGCCGTCCGTTCTTCCACATAGAGGGAAAGGATATTGAGCGCCAGGTCCGCCGGGCCGCTCCCGCCATATCCCCACTCGATTCCGGACGGGCTGTGATAGCGAATCCGCTGCGGAATATTAACATGCGCTTTCCCGTCCGCATCCCGGCTGCAGGTTACATCTGCAGTCAGCAATGGCATCGGCTCTATCTTCTTCCGCTTTGCCGCCTGCGACATGCGCATTCGTATTCTCGGTGACGAACCTGCCGAGCGTGTTTCCTTTGAGGTCGAGTACAACGACTTCCCGAACTCCTTTGCGTAACATACCGGCCCGTACCCCGCCTCCACCGCCGCTGGCGTCGTAAGTATCCTGTGGCATTTTCTGCACCTTGCCGGCATTACGCACACCTCCAAAAAACATGTGATTTGTGGCCCAAAGAGCGAACAGCGCCGCGCCGGCCGTCAATATCCATTCCCCTCCTACGGCCCAATAGCCGCGCTCTGCATACGCATATGGGATTGCCCAGCGTGCCACCGCCCAGCCTGCCAGTACCGTTACCAGCAGCTCCACGGCGACGATAAGCGCATATGCCAGTGCCAGCCGCCTATTCTTCCTGTGTCTCATATGGCCACTCTCTTTCACACTGAAATTTCTGTACCACGGCCCATTCTTCATTCGGGAGAACGACACCGTGGAAGTCCTGCATCGCTTCATCCATTCCGCATCCGTCACAAACCGTGATGCCTTTGAAATGCCGTGACGCCGCATTGGTGTGCAAGCGCTGTTTCATGCGGTACCTGCCGCAGCGCGGACATGGGATAAGATCGGCACGACCAGCGTTGGCATTCTGCATGTCCGCATATCGCCTCAAGAAAAGCTCTGTTGAACCGTCAAGAGACGAACGCTCCTTTTGACAGTCACATTTTTCTCCCGGGTCTAAATGGGCGCCGCACTCTGTGCAAGTACTGTATTGCACGTCAAAACCTCCTCTACCTGATCTTCATCCACGAAATACTTTTTGCAGAAGAACCTGGACGGGACGCAGCCGCGGCGCGTCATATAGCCTTGTTTCTTCAGCTCCCGGTTCAGCTCCGAGATAATCAAATATGCCTGCGATCTGCTGTACCCCGTTATCGCCATCACATCATCCGATGTAAGGAACGGTCTCATTTTCCATCACCTCAATCCGCAAATTTCACGGCCATAATAGCGGCCGAAACGTCGTCAAGTTCTTTCAGCACCCTTTCCCAGCGGGGCCGCTCTTCCGGCGAAATTACGCCATCACAAGTGATATCCAGCACCTCTTCACGGCACTTTAGAAAGTCGTTCAGCTCCTTCTGGAGCCGCAAAATAGCCGTCGGGAGATCCTGCAATTTCACATCCGGCAGGAAGGATGCGCACGCCTCGCTCGACCTGAGATGGGACACTGCAAGGTATTGGCAGTTGTAAAGGTCCATCATGCGCACAACCACTTCACCTGGCGGCACGCGTCTCCCTGTTTCATATGCGCGCAAGCTCTCCACTGATATGTCCAGTAGTTCAGCCGCCCGCTCCTGGGAATAACCGGCTATTTCGCGCGGCTTTTTGTAGATATTTCGGTTCTCCGTCTGCATGGTGAATTTTCCTCTCTGGCGGTAAAATAGTAATGGCTCAGGTTTTATCCGCCGCGTCTATGATCTTCGCCGCTTTCGTCAGCACTTCGTTGGCGCAGCCGACAACATAATTCCCTGACAGGATGCTGGAAAGCGTGGATTCCGAAAGGTCCGGGAAACCGTCTTTGCGAAGTTCCCCTAAAAGCCACCGCTGCGTGCTGGGCTTCCCCTGTTTTTTCAGAATCTTGAGTTTGATGCCGATATCCAGTGCGTCTACTCCCATGTTTCTCTCCTTTCTTCGTTAAAAAGTTATTGCGCAAAACCGCTTTGAATGGTATCATTTGAGTGGGTATACAGATGCTTTTTTGGATGTAGGTCCATAAGGCTTATTTTGTTATGGCCATTTCCCCTTTCATTTGGCCGAAGCAGCCTTTCAAGCGTACCCCGCCGGGAGGGATGGTCACCGCGCGAAAGGCGAGCGCGGCATCCGCCAGGATACGCTTGAAGCGCCGCTCCGGCGCCGTATTACAAAAAGGCATTCCCGCCAGCGCCTTAGAAAAGCTCTTCCACGGTGCTATCCAATGCCTTGGCTATCAGCTTGGCGGTATCCGCTTTGGGAATGCGGTCACCCGCTTCATAGGTCTGATATGCCCGCCATGATATTCCGGCCTTTTTGGCAATTTCCACTTGCGTTAGGCCGCGTTCTTCGCGTCGCTTTTTCAATTTCGTATACACAACACCTGCCCCTTTCTAAAATTAACACGCGCATTTGAACGTGTTATTGCTATTATAATAACACGCGCATTTGAACGTGTCAACCTTTATTTTTTGAGGTAATGACATGATTGATTTCGCAACACAGTTAAAGGCTATTCGGAAAAACAAAGGTATCACACAAAAACAGCTTGCGGCAGCTATTGGTGCAAGCGAACGCGGAATACAGCAATATGAGTTGGGTGAACGCAAGCCCGCCTTTGATGTCCTGATTGCCCTCGCGGACTACTTTGACGTATCTCTGGATTACCTCTGCGGGCGCTCGGACGACCCTGCACGCCACTGAAACGTTTTTGACCAAAATAAACTGGATGTGCCATAATAAAAGCATAGGAGGTGTCCGTTATGGCAAACGTGTTTGATGTCGCAAAATATATTTTGGAAAAGCAAGGCTGTATCTCCACATGGAAACTTCAGAAGCTTTGCTACTATTCGCAGGCGTGGTCTCTTGCTTGGACTGGGGAGCCTTTATTCCAAGAAGATTTTGAAGCATGGTCGAACGGGCCTGTCTGCCCCGAATTATTTAAGGTCCATCGCGGAAAATTCGTTGTCTGTCCGGAAGATATACCTGACGGGGTTTCCTCTTCTCTTAGCATCGATCAGATTGATACAATCGATCATGTTTTAGAACATTACGGAGACTGGGAGCCTTTCGCCTTGCGTGAACAAACTCATGGTGAAAAACCATGGAAAGACGCCAGAGGGGACTTGCCGGAAGGAAGCCCTTCCAGTGTCATTATCACAAAGGACAGCATGGGAGAATACTACGGAGCATTATAGCGATGGCCAAGAAGAAAGTAATCGGGGGGGCCCATCCCTCCGGAAAGAAGAGCACAGAAGAAAAACGATATAGTTCCGATGGAGCAAAATTGGTCTGGTGCTTTGATCGGGTTGATCGTACAGGGAAATTTGCTTTTAACCCAGATAGAGTTGATTTTAACCATAAAGAAATAATTGATAAGCTCATCTCTTATGGGTCTATGTCATGGTCTGACTTGAAACGTCAAACCCACGACAAAGGAAAATCAAAGCACCATTTCTTGAAATTGGATGCTCTCAGTCGTGAAGCTAGTATTCGCGTTAGAGCCCTTTTACCAGAGGAAGAATATGATTCTGTCTTCTCTCTCGCTTTGCAAAATACATTTCGCGTTATTGGAGTTCGAAAAGACGAAAAATTCTACGTCATATGGTACGACCCCCATCATGAATTTTGCCCTAGCCACAGGTAGTGACTACCATTGTTGTAGTTCCCATTCTTTGAGCGATTTATGACCGCATTGACGTCTGTAAGCCTTAGTCGTCAGAAACGGTCGTTCTCCGTTCAACACAGAAATCAAAGTGCACTGCTTCAGAAAGGTTCTGTTTCGCCTGCTCTGAAAGATAGACCATTTTGGCGACAGACGGATCTTGCTTGTCCAATTCGTTTCTTATCGCAACGACCGTATGATAAGACAGCCGAATGAGTTCTTCCAGCTCGGATATATTGATTACCCGTTCGCTTACGTACTTCATGATTTTCTCCTTTTAACCCGTTGTGGTTGCTCACCGTTGTTGTCTCTTCGGCCGCGCCGAAGATCCATTGTGGCATCGAGGTATCGTTTCCTCATCTTCTGAGAGATGCCCCTGCCGGAAACTTCTAACTGCTTCGTTAAACCGAAACATCTTTTCGAGTTCCAGGCCCAGCGCTCTGCTGTGAAGCGTCATAAGCTGTTTGGTGGTTTCACTGAGCACATCTTCTCCCGTGTAATAGTCGCAGCGCAGATCAACGTACTGGCGAAATAAATTGCGGTATATTATGCAATCATTCTCGGGACATGTGATTTCAAGCACACCGCCTACCGCGGCAACTTTGCATGGGATGCGATAGAATTCCATGATGGTTCCTCCTTGTGTGGTGTTCGTGCTCACCGTTCAGCACGCCCCGCTATTAAATCGCCGCCCTATGGGCAAATTCATAGTGAGTGAGGTGCATTTGCATTGAACAAACTTTTGAGTTTACCCGTTCCAATACACAGACCAAGCAGCCACTGGCGCGCGCGCCACTAAGCTGCGGGTAAATACCACCTGTGTGCCGCCGGCTAAGGGTAGTCCGCTCAACGAGCGGGCTGGTGGAACCGGAACCACCTAAGCGGCGGCGTGACCATCTTGTCCTATCTTGCTTGTCGGACACCCGGCGGGTTATGACGCCTCAGATGCGCCGAAAAACACCGCGGCCGGAACGGTCATTGAGGTAAACAACTTCGGGGGGTCCGCCCCTTCGTAGCAAGCGCAAGGGGCGGGGTTCTGTTCATTGCAGCGGAACGCGCTGAACGGTGAGCACGATTATTTCTATTCGGGGTTGGTATCGCCCGAAGATGTCATACTATCACCGAACAGCTTTCGCGGATCGTCATAGCCGAACAGGTTTAGCAGTTTGATAAGGACGTCATACGATGGCTTGCGGATACCTGCTTCGATATTTCGATATGCAGCCTTTGTGATACCTACCGCATGAGCTACCTCGGTTTGCGTTAATCCCCGCCTAACCCGCTCCGTTTTAATCATCTGGCTCAACTTTTCTCCTTTCTTTCAAAAGTATTCAATTTGAATACATCCACATTATAGTATTCAGTTTGAATACTGTCAAGGGGTGATTTAATGTTTTTTTCTTTTTCCTTTGAACCGTCGGTCTTTGCTGCACGAATCAAAGCCTTGCGAATTTCCCACAACCTGACAATGGATGCGCTCGCAAAAGAGATTCATGCGACCAAGGCCACCATAGGAAACTTTGAAAACGTCAACAAGAAGCCAAGCCTTGATGCAATTCTCGCTCTTGCCGACTACTTCAACGTGTCCGTAGATTATTTGCTGGGCCGCACTGATAATCCTGACGTGAATCAATAGTCCCCTTTACTCCTCGGCCACGCTCTCCAGATAGCCGATGGCTTCCTGCAATGCTTCCTCGGCGGATTCCATGCTCTCGCTGGCTTCCTCCGATTGCTCGTACCTCTCAGAATTCTGGAGGCTCTCCGGCATGTTGTCCCGGGCCTCGTCCTCTTCCTCGCGGATGGTCTCCAAGCGGTCTTTGAGGGTGCTGAGCTCCTCCATCAGATCCGAGATTTTTTCGCGTCGTTTGTTGTTCATGTGTGGTGTTCCTTTCTTTTAAAAAGTTTTTGTCTGTGGTTATATGATACTCCATCAATATGTTAGATTCAACTATTTTTCTATCATATTGCGAGATTTGTTTCCTTTCACCAATTAGGAGGGCTTTATTTTGTTAGATTTTGTTAGATTGAATACCCTTATAAAAGAGCGCGGCGTTACAAAATCTTACCTTGCCTCAAAATTGAATCGTAATCGTGTTATTTTTTCTGATTGGGCGCGTGGCAAATCCGCTCCTTCCAAGGAAGCTTTAAGAATTATCGCTTATGCCTTGGATACCACTCCCGAATATCTCACCGGTGAGAGCGACGACCCCGGCCATGCGCCGGAACCCACGCCCGCACAGCGCCAGCTTCTTTCCTTGGCGGAAACTCTGACGAATGAAGAACTTCAAAAGACTTTGGAATATGCTGCGTTCCTCAAGGGCCAGCGCGGGAAATAGGTGTTTCGGTAAAAAGTTTTCGTCTTGGTTATATGATAATCCTGCATTTGCAGGATTTCAAGTCGCAAATCTGTAATTTGTTGCAATTCACAAAGGTGGTGTCTGTATTTTGTTGGATTTTGATAGATTAAATGAATTGTTGAAATCAAAGGGTGTAAAAAAATCCTTTCTTGCAGACCAACTCGGAAAGAACCGTAGCATTTTCAGCGATTGGGAAGCCGGAAAGTCTCAGCCCAAACCCGAATATATAACTATCATTGCAACTCTTCTCGGAACTACCCCCGCTTACCTCACCGGCGAGAGTGACGATTCGGGACTCCCCCCGGAACCTCCTGAAAAGCAAAAAAAGCTGCTCGCTGAAGCGAACAGCCTGTCCGACGCCGAATTGGAAAAGGCGTTGGAGTATATCCAGTTTTTGAAAAGCCAGCGGAAGAAATAATTTACTATATTTGAGGAGGCTGCATCTATGTACTCCAAAAATTTTCAAGTTGATTTTGTTCGTCGCACTCAAAAGATTTTATCTGATTTACAGAAACATACCGAACATGAAGTCACTTTACTGCTGAATTGCTTATACGGATTGATGATTTACCCGCTTGAATTCATGAGCACCAATAAACCTCAAAGTCTACATAATTTTCAGGCTATAATACAAAAAGAACTGAAAGATTATGTCGAGCGTAGTGAGCCACCCATTGGAAAAAAGAATCCTAAACCTTATTCATCTTGTCTGAGAAATGCAATTGCACACGGCGATTTCATCATTGAAAAAGATGCCAAAGAATCAAACGAGATTGAGCAAATTATATTCGAAGATAGAACCCCCGGAAAGGATTCCGAGGGAAATTCCCATCCCCCTCACTGCATTATTCATATTCCAATCACCGACTTGCGAAATTTCGCACAAATTGTTGCAAATGAGTATTTGAGGATTATTTCTCCTCCTGATGCAGTCCAAAACAATTAGTCTCCACTTCCTCGCAGAGCACGGATATAGTCCATCAGCTGCTCCAGCTCCACGGGCGATAGATCCTCAACTGCTTTCCCAAAGCGCCGAAGCAGCTCGGCGCGATACTCTGCATCCATGATATCGCTCCCCTTTCCCCGGCGTGGCCGGCATCTTCATATACCCACCATAACGCCACTATAAGGTGCTTGTCCCGTCTCCGGCACATTATGACGGTCTGCGTCATTACGCCCGAAATAACACGCATAAGGCTGGTGATAACATGGATGTTTCTCTGGTAAATGCCACGCTGGAAAACATGGAGCTTCTTGCGGGTGTCTCTATCCCGCAACAACAAAACCAATATGTCAACTTCGAGCTCTCGGCCGTCGGGTACGAAATAGCCGGGAATCCATGGGCATTCATCATCCTGGCCGACGGATGCGTCGCCGGATATCTGTGCTGCGACGAATTGCAAGGCGGCGAGCTGATGATAAAGAAATTCGTGGTCGGCGCCGAGTTTCAGCGACGCGGCATCGGCTCTGCGGCTCTTGAGCTTCTGCGCGCGGCCGCGCGGGGGGGCGGGTGCCGTGAAATTTTTTTGAGCGTCGCCGCAGACAATTCCCCGGCGCAGGACTTCTATACCCGGCGCGGTTTCTCGTTGGATGAAAGCGGCTGTGCGGAGCAAGGTTGCTGGCTCTGCCGTGATATTCTTTTCGACTGAGCAACCACTATATATTCTTACGGAATCCGTCATAATATTCCACTATACGACAGACCCCGGCCAAACGGCCGGGGCCTCTGTTATAATAGGGGTATTCGGATATTCCTTGTGCTTACACGCGGTATCACACTGTTATCTATTACAGGATAGATAGATATTATATCTATCTATCGTCTTAGTCTTATATAAATAAGGTGTCGGCCCGTTTTGTGTCTGTATAGCAGAGGCAAACATCGACACAAACAAATTTTGTGTCTGATATACAGACGCAAATATAGACACAAAAACAATGGCTTTTGTTGAAACTTGAATCTGCATTTGTGTCTGATATACAGACACAAAAAAGCAATAACGCTCTGATTTTGCTCTGCTTGGCAGTTACAAAAAATATGTGGCAACCACAATATATTGTGGTGAGCATGGAGGTGCAAAATGCCGGTTTATAAAGACGAAAAGCGCGGCACATGGTGGGTATCAGTCCGCTATACCAACTGGGCCGGACAGCCGGACAGGAAAGTAAAGCGGGGATTTTCCCGCGAGCGCGACGCCAAAGCATGGGAACGGGACTTCCTGTTTCAGCAGTCCAGAAGCTGTGATATGACAGTATCCGCTTTGTGGGAACTGTACCGCGAAGATGATAGGGCCCGGCTGCGTGAAAGCACGCGCGACAGCAAGGATTCTCTGTATAGAACGCATATCGAACCCTACTGGAAAGACACACCTGTGAACACGATCACGCCGGCCGATGTGCGGAAATGGCAGAACACGCTTGTTTCAGCACGGAAGCCCGATGGGGATCCGTACAAGCCTACTTATCTCCGCTCTATACATTCCCGCTTCAGCGCCTTGATGAACTATGCTGTTAATTTTTATCACCTGCCGGCCAACCCGTGCCGGGCTTCCGGCTCCATCGGCGCCAAGAAACGAAAAGAATTCAGCTTCTGGACGCTCGACCAGTTCAACCAGGCTATCGCCTACGTTGATGCGCCCGCCAAGCACCTGGCCCTTATGATTCTGTTTTGGCTGGGGCTGCGCGAGGGCGAGTGTCTTGCATTGACCGCGGCCGATCTTGGTGATGACGGTTATTTCAGCATTTCCAAGACCTTTCACCGCCGCAAAGGGCGTGAATTCTTCGGCCCTCCGAAAAGCGACAACGGCATCCGTTACCTGGCCGCACCGAATTTCCTCATTGACGAATTCCGCAAGTACTGCGGTTCGCTGTATGACCTGAAGCCTCGCGACCGCATATTCTACTTTGGAAAAAGCACTCTCGGTCGGGAGCTTGATCGCGCTGCTGCGTGCGCCGGGATTCCGCGCATCCGCCTGCACGATCTGCGGCACTCAAATGCGTCTCTGCTTATCAAGATGGGATATGATATTCCGATGCTGGCGGCACGCCTTGGAGACTCCATGAAAGTTGTAAGCGAAACCTATGCCCATCTGTACCCAAAGGCACAGGACCACGTAGCCGCTCAGATGGATGCAGTGCGTTTCGGCATGGTTAACACACCGCCCCGCTCGATTGCAGAAATCCCGTCGAATGTGATACCGTGGCCGCTTGCAAAATAAAAAGCGCCCCCCCCCCCAAAAAAAACACAAGCGGGGGGGGGGGGGGCGGG